GCCTTACTCGGGTTGGCCGTAGTTACACTGCTCGTACTGCTTACAGTCGTACTCCTCGTAAGCGTCGTGCTACTCGGCGCACCACTATGAAACGTGGCACCCCGTTCAACGCCTATGCGCTCGCGCACGTTGATCCTTTTGATGACCGCTGTCGCGGTATCAAAATTCCTGATGCTAACACCATGCCGTCTGTTGGACTGACTATCAGTCAAGAGACTACAATGGTTGTTGATTCTACGAATGCAAACGCTCATGTGTTTGTCCCATCCCCAGGTGTTTTCGAGGTGGTTGCCGCTCGAAAGAACCTTGGTTCTAACTCTTGGGGTTGGGGTGCCGCTGCACTTGATTATTCGTTGCCTGCGGCTTCTCAGAATGCGTCAAACAAATTAGCCGCTGTTACATCTGGCTATGATTTGGTTCGCACTGTAGCCCATGGCATTCGTATTAGTTGTGGTTTATCACCCACGACTGTGACGGGATTTGCACACATTGCAATTTCATCCCGTCCTATGCTCGGAAATTACGCCGACGATTTCTTTCCAAAGAACGTTGCGGAAATGTCCGAATCTACGTGGTATAAGCGTGTCCCTTTGGCTACGCTTACTCAGCGTCCTCTCACTGTTGTGAACAAGATTTTGGATACCACAGCTACAACATATGCGTCACCTCGCCGCGCTTTTATTAGCGAAAGCTCTGGTGCTACTGAAGTGTTTACTTCTATTTCAAGTAGTACTGGGTCTTTCGATCGTGATTCTTTGAATGGATTCGCAAATATCGTTGTTGCTATTGAAGGAGCTCCTTCTGGGAGTTCTCCTTTGGTTGTTGAAACCATCATGCATTTGGAAGCCCTTCCACGGTCTGTTGGTCTTCAAAGCGGTTCTCTCGCTGCTCCATCCCGTCCAGATGTTTTGGCGGGTGTGAGCCATATGGCTTCTACTACTCCTGCTGAGCATTTTGAAGGCGAAGAAGCCAGTGCGATTAGTCGTGCTGCTTCTGCTTTTGCTGCTGGAGCTTCTGCCGCTGCTGGAGGTATAGTTGATACAGTTATTGACGCAGCCGGCCGCGCTGGGTACGCTGCCACTGAGCATGCATTCCGCCGTGCGGTCGGTGCTGCTAGTGGTTATGTACCTGGTGTGGGTCGTGCTGATCGTTTGTTAACTTAATTGTACCAGGAAGTTAGTAGCCCTGTCGACGACTTCATGGATGTCGAGTTGGACGACATAGTCGCCCATGTCCCTGAAGATCGACTTACTGTTTATGACCCCGCTGCTCATATGCGTGACCTTCGCATTGAGCGTGTCGGTTATGGTCTATCTGCGAAGTCCCCTGCTGATCGACGCCGTAGACCAGATGATTGGCTGACTTATACAGCCGATATGCGACGTTCGTTTTATCGTGAGAGAAAGGCGAAACGTGCTGAATTGATTGCGCGTGGTCGAGCTGTGTTGACCATTGAAGGCGCAGGTCGATTCCCCAGCGAAGACGATTACGCCGATGCTGGGTATGAAGCAGAAATGCGTGATTATCGAGTTACCGAGAATAAGAAACGTCAAGCTATTCCTGCTATTTATGAAGACGATATTAGAGATAGCATTCGCCATACAATTGAGACTGGGGCTGTTGCACCAGGATACATTGTACCGGGAATGGAGTATATTGAGGAGTAGATGTATGCGTAAGGTTTTAGTCCTAAGTAAAGGTTTCCTTACAAAAAGTCCATGTCTTCATCGCTGTCAGAGTCGGTCGTCAGATCGATGATCTCAGCTATTTCATCGTCCGTGAGGTTGATGATGTCTGGCTCGTCGTCCGTGAGGTCGATGATGGCTTCCGCAGTCGAGAACAACTCCGTGTAGTGGTCGGAGATGTGCGGGAAGTCGTGGTAGATACGCTCCACGACTGCAAGGTTACGAGCTGCATTCTCGCGCGCGCGCTGCAGCATGATCGTAAGTCTTGTGTTCTGGCGATACTCGTACTGGAACGCCGTGTACACGATTCGGAGCTCGTCTCTGATGGTGTTCGCGCGGTTCTGTTGTTGCTCGAGTTCCGCTTGATGGTTGCCGTTGAGCCACTCCCCGAGTGTGTCTTCTAAGGCAGTACGGCCCCCACGTACACGCGGTTGCGATGGCGCAGTCGGTGCCACAGTCCCCGCTTGATCGATGGGTTGGCCGATCTCTTCCTCAGGATGAACGCGAAGAGCAGAGCGCAGATCAGCGCTGTTGCGATGGTTGCTTCCATTCATGAGGCTTGGTGATGACTTGTTGTTGCTGAGGCAGATTGGAGAATGAGAGACCGCAGAGTCGATCGGCTCCATCTCGTCCTCGGAAACATATGTCATCTTTCTATGGAATTCTTCCATGTTCTGGGATGTCATCCCTCCCATATCTTCTATAAAATATGGTATAGATAACTTAAGCTTAAACCCTTTCATATAGGAATTTGTATTGACCGTATACCATAGTGAAGTTAGTATTAAATGTCCGGTTTATCCGGATCCGGATATCTTGTTATGCGGATATACGTATAGTATACGTATACTGATAATATCAGACTCAGATCTGATACTGGTTGGACTAGCGCAGGTATTGGCCACCGCGCACGCAGTCCAGATCTTAATTTTGAAAAAAAAATACGGTTTTCATGTAAGAGTATTGATTAAGCATTTACCCCCCGAGGGAGCGAAGCGACCGCTGGAACTAGAATTTATCTTAAACCCCCCGCCGTGGCAGGCCGCTGCGAGCGAAGCGAGGTCGGCCGGGAACGGAGGGTCCCGCCGGAGCGAAGCGGAGGGGGGGTTACATTGGCGCTCCAAGCGACATGAAGTGTGTCACTTTGAACCGACGCTTCAGCGGTAGGTGATCTTCTTTTGCTGGAAAGCATTCTTCAATCGTATAGTTGGAAAGAACGATGATCTTCTTAGGCCGGATCTTCTTTAGCGACCCGCCCTTGATTTGCCCAGTGAACGGGTAACGGTCGGCCCAGATTTTTAGCTGGGACCCGGTGCACTCGTTCTTGGGCGACCATTCTTCTATAGCCACGACTTCTTCGTGCTTGTAACCACACCACCACTTGTTGAGTTCCTTTTGGAAGTGTACCGGGTAGCGCTCCCACAGAGCCTTTGACTTCCCAGTCCCAGTTGGTCCCACCCACCACTCGTTGTCTAGCTCCCCGGAGATGATGGCGGTGTTGGGGGCACAAATGTCTTCAAGACGTGGCTTCCACTGGAGATACACTTTGGGGTAATTCTCTTTAACCCATGCGAGGTCACCCGCTTCGGCGTGTTGAACGATTGCACCATACGTTGCTTGAGCTTTAGCCTTCTTGTCGTCGGGACTGTCGCTAATATTGCCGTACTCGCTGAAGTCTCCGTCCTTCTTGCAGTACTCGGCAGCTTGAGCTGCAGTGCCTCGACGAAGAGCGACATAGGCGCCTGGAATGAGCTTGCAGACTTGCTTGTGAGTTCTGGCGGCTTCGTACTCGACATAGCCTTGCAGATGTGGTGTTCCTTGATCACCGGTTTCTTTCCCGAAAACCAAGTAGCGTACTGCATCAACGAGGAAGTGCGTCTCGAGGATTTCGACGTCTGCTTCATTGAAGTTGTTGATCGTGAAGACCCACGTTCTTGAACGTCTGGCGTAGTCCATCGATTGGAGAATGAGAGACCTAAAGGGGGCCGCGTAGCGGCATGGCTGGCACAGCCATTATATTACCCCTTTAGGTCTAAGTGTCTGTGTCAATCCCTACCCCTAGGGAACAACTGAACTTATGACCTTTCCCAACTTCAACTGCAAGTTCAAGTTGCTACCATGAGTGATGGTCACGAATGTTCTAGATTTCGGGCTTGTCAGTTCTCAATTAGCGCCGTCGTAGACAAGTGTTTGAGAAGGAAGTATGGCATATGCCCGCAAAGCTACTGGTGGACGTCGACGACCTGCGCGACGCCGCCTTACTCGGGTTGGCCGTAGTTACACTGCTCGTACTGCTTACAGTCGTACTCCTCGTAAGCGTCGTGCTACTCGGCGCACCACTATGAAACGTGGCACCCCGTTCAACGCCTATGCGCT